TTTTTCTTTAACTGCAAAAGGCATAACTAACAAACGCCATCCTGTGGGGTTTGGTAATTTTTCTAAGTTTGTTGATTCTGTTTCTTCTTTAGTTTCTTTATCTTCAGCTTCGTATTTAGCTTCTAATGCGTGTGATGTTGTCATCGTTATCCGGCTCCTTTGGTTTTAGCAGGTTAGAGAGTTCCTGGTTTATTAAATCGATCGCGTGGATCTTACCTAATATATATTTATATTCTTCGTAATTGTCAATCCCGCCGCTTGCGAGAGTTTGCACTAGTCCGTCTAGGACGTTTTGCATGGTCTTTTTTAGTTTGTAGATCACGTGAATTGGATCTGTAGCTTCGGACATATGTTTTCTCCTTGTCTCCTAACTGTTCCCAGAACACGTCAAGCGGGTTCTTAGGTTTATCTCCCCCCATTTGTCCCCCTAATATAAAATTAAGTCAATCTACTTTTTCTTGAAAATATCTGCGCCCTTGAGTCCGTATATCGAGGCGACCACGCCGATAAACAAGCTCTGGTACCAGAAAGGCATATTGCTAAACTTATCAAAGAATATATCTAGCTTTTGTTGTATGTTTGGATCATCACTAAATACGCTCCATATTAACAATAACACGGGCGCGCTTACCAAAATCAAAACGAACTCGTCTTTCCATCCCTTGTCGTTTGACTGCCTTACAGCTGCTTGATACTCAATTTCGCCACTTGCCATTTTCTGTGCATGCAACATAGCTGCATCTGACTCGAGCATTTTACGCTGCTGTCTATTTTTCATTATGTGTGTGCCAGCGCCTATTGCTAGTTTGACTACGTCAAGTATCATACAATTATGTGATATTACCGATTAGTAGAACTACGATCACGAATGCGACTGCACAAACTATATACTTGTGCTCTGTCCACATGTGATTCCATTTTGCTTTTATTGATTCGATCATTTGCGTCTCCTCTTTTGTTTTATCCCAGCTTCGTTAAGTGCGATAGCTATGGCTTGCTTTCTATTCTTAACCTTTTTCTTAGATTTTCCAATATTTAATTTACCTTTTTTAAATTCACGCATTACCTTACTGACTTTGTTTTGTTTTTTGTCAGTTGTTTTACCAAGTTGTGATCTAGATATAGCCATAATTAATTTAAAGGAACTGATAAATTAAACCCAATATTAGGGTTGTTATTGAAGAAACCCCTTGGATCCACATCCACATCCACCGTGCCTATGCCGACATTAAATTGAGGGTCTAGAATAGATCTTAAATTATCAATCACACTCTCTCCACTCTCAAAAGATGATGTATCGTCTTCACTTGGAGGGAAACCAAACACGTTAGTGGGATCAAAAGGTAAGTTTCTAAAAGTTTCAAATGCAGTAAAAGACGGAGACTCCAAAGGACCAAAAGTCATTTCATTAATAGTTTGCATCATTTCTTCATTAGTGGGTAAGGTTGCGATGCCTTGTGCTGGTGGTTGTTGAGCTGCAAATAAATCTTGTAATGATTGACCACCCCCACTACCCGGCGTAGGTCCCCCTGCAAAACCTGCTGTCGTTCCACCTATTGCTACACCACTTGGGCTTGGTGTTGCACCTGCCACCATCAATCCGCCTGGACCTGGACCTGGCGTCATTCCTCCTGTGCCAGTTGATTTGTCCTGTTTATTGCCGCCACCACCAAGTGGCCCACCAAAACCTCTTCGTCCTCCTCTAAATCCACCTCTTTGACTTCGCCCTTGCATTATTCCTCCTCTATTACAGCTGCTTTCATGTCTTTTACACCTGCTTTTGCAAGTGAAACAGCTGCCCTTAGCTTCTGATGTTTGTCGTTTTCGTCTAGTTTTTGCTCTGCAATATCTCTGTTTTGTATCAATCTTAACCTATCAATATTGCTTTTTTCTTCATCTGCATCACGTTTTCTTTGCTCTTCTCGTGCTCTAATTTGCACTTCATCGGCTTTTAAACGCAATAATGGGTCATTATCGATCTGGTTTAGCACCTTTTTCTCCTCTTCTAGGTACTCTGCAGTGGTTTCAGCTATCAAAACGGCCTTTCTAGCCTCTATTTCGTCAGATGTTTTCTTAATTTGCATAGATATTTGCTTCATTTGTGGGTTTTGACCCCCTAATTGTTGCATTTGAGCTGTCATTTGTTGAACTTGCGCTATTTCTTCCTTAAATTCAAGCTGAACTTGCTCTTGAGCCATTAAACTTATGTGTTCTAGTATGTTTTTTTGCACTGCAGCCAAAATATTTGGGTTTGTTCGTGCAATTTGCGTGCCCATGAACGATAAATGCGCTTTCATGTGAGCTGTGTGGTCTTGTCCGGGAAACGCTTTAAAAGGTTTTTGTGATAAAGCCATCATGTGCTCTACACTTGGGTCCATCGGCTTCGGTGGAGCCGGTGGTGGTAGTAAAGAATCTATATTTTTTACACCTAACGCTTCATACATGTCACGATATGCATTGTACAAGTTATGTATTCTTGGGTTTGACATGGCCATTTGTAGTTGTGTTTGTGCCATTGTCACTCTTTGTGTTTGTGAGAAGATGTTTGGATCAGCAACAGGTATAATATCTACTTTTGCATCAAAATCTTTTTGTTTAATTTGTCTTTCGCCACCCACAACATCGTATGGATAAACAGGCGGTAGATACACAGCGAACACTCCACCAATCAACATGAATTCTTTTTTCATCGCTGCGTATAATCTTTTGTGTATCGCAGACATAACCCGCGAGCCACGCTCCAATAATGCAACAGTCGTGCCTACCGCAGCGCTTTGATTGCCATCACCGACCTGCATGTCAGCTATTGATGCAAAACGTTGACCTGCGTTAACAACTACGCCCATGAGCTGTAGTAGTGTTTGGTTTGGCCCTTTGTATGGTAAAGGCATAAATGCAGAGTTTAAATCTCCACCAGGGGCATCTACATCTCGGAACTCGCCCGGCTGCAACGGTTGAGCTTCGTCACGAACTCTGATGCCTCGCATCTTGAATCCGGCTGGTAAATTAGACAAGGTTCCGGCATCGAGAAGTTGTCTCAACGCGGCTGTAGCAGTTCTTGATAAACCACCGATCATATGAATTAAACCAAATCCATAGAAGCCTAGTCCTGGTAGAAACTTAAAGTGAACAAAATAGTCTCTTCGTTTTTTAAGTGGATCACCTTCAGCGTAATTTTTCTTAATGGATAAAACCTCTCCACTGCTCTCTTCAACAGTAACTATATATGGAAGTTTGATACCTGTTGGTTCTCCATCTTCACCCATATCTTGAAAGCCATCTAGATCTAGTTCAACATGACATTCAAGAAGAGTAAATATTTCATCTTTATTTGTTGTCGACACACCACCTAAATCTTGTTTCTCTTCTGTAACTTCATCTTCATGATAAGCAGGCGTGCCTAAATCTATGTCTTTGTAAAAACCACTAACTTGTAATTTTCTAAGTTCGTTAGCGTTCATCTTAATTACATGTATGATTGATTCTGCTTCTTCTAGAGAAGAAGAGTTGTATGGTACGACCAAATCTTCTGCAGGCACAAATTTAGATACACAACGACCTATGACTGAGTCGTAGTAAACTTTTTTAAATGTAGAACCTGCAAGTGGTAGATTAAATAACATCTGGTCAAACTCAGGCTCATACTCTGGCATTTCACACATAAGCTGATAGTTCATGAATTCTTTTACACGTTCTGCTTGATCTTCTTTTTCTTTTGTGTGTTTACCCATGATACGAGTTCTAACCGGTCCACTGGCTGGTAGTAATTCTTTGTACGCTGATGCTTGAAACTGTGTAACAGCTTCTGCAAGCACCGGGTGTGTTGCGCCTGATGCACCTTGAAATGGTTCTGTTCTGTCTTCGTATTTAAAACCAAGCAGGTCTAGTCCTTTAATGTAAGACTGTTCCCAATCATCACGAGATGATTTGTAGTCTTCGTAATCACCAATAAGTTCTGATCCCAGCTCATCCAGTATGCTATCATCTAACATTTCAGCGAGGTTGGCGTTTGGATCACCAATTTCCATGGCCATCGCTTGTGGATCAAAATCTATTTCTACTCCGCCATCCTCTGTTGGTTTTACTTCTATTGGTGGTTTTTCTTCTGCCAAAGGCACCTCTAATGCTTTTGCATCAGGTCCTGGTATATTTACCTTTGATCTTGTTGGTTTCTTTGGTGCTTGAAATAATCCTTTGTCTACTGCCATTATCTTTTCCTCTTAAATAAACTTCCCACGCCTACTGCGCCGCCGTTTGCAAACTTTAAATGATATCCTTCTTGATATAACATATCAACCACGTCATCAGGGATTTCTTTTGGTTCCACATTCATGTTGTATGCAACATCCGCTCTGATTTTTTCTTTGTCTATTTTCATCAACATTTCAGATTGAGTTTTACCTTTGTACCTAGGATCATCTATAACCATTTGCTCTACTTCATCTATGGTTGGTCTATTTTTTGGTGTATCTGGTAATCTTGTTAAATCAGTTTCTGAACTTCTAACTACATTTTTCATCTGCTTAACATCAGCGATTTTGTCTGGTGCTCTCATGCCTAATG